CTGCTTCGACACCTCCGAGTTGACAGAATAGCGGTAGCCTTCCTATCCACCATGGTGGTGCTATTATTTAGCGTCTATGGCCTTCCCGAGCCTTTCAGCGGTAACACCACCAGGAGGCGTCCACCCAAGCTGAATAAGCATCTCACGAACGGCCTTATCCTTGAACGATAAAGCCTCTCGCGATAGCTGACCGCCAACATTGGTCTCTATATTGAGCGACCCATTCGCAAAGTCGCCATACGCAGTCATTTTGAAGTCAAGGCGATTCATACATCAATACCTCCGCTTACAATGCGCACACTCAAAGTATTGCAGACCGTGCATGTGGACCAATCCAAGCGCTAGAGCACCACAGCCAGGGCATCGCATAGATGGCTGGGGGATCTTCGGCTCAGTATCAGTCGAGTTATTACTAGCCCACGTCTGCGGCCACTTTATGCAATCAGGCCACGGTTGTTGTAAAGACGGCTCACTCATGCACAGCACCCCACATTTCATAAGCAGCCATCAACGCCAGCCACAGCGCAACAAACGCGGCTAACGCAAATCCTTCCAGGTAGTCCCGGTCGTCAGGTTCGAGATCGAAGTTCATCCCCTCTCCTCCCTAGCAATTACGCAGTTACATTCGTCAATAGGGCAGGCGTAAAGCCGCACAACAACGCTCTCGAATTTAATGCTCTCGAACGGCCTCGATTCAGACAGATCGACAGTTCCGTGTTCATCGCAGGTGCCGGTCATACCTTCCTCCTCCTAGGCCCAAACAAAATCCCAGCTCGCAGCCTCATCTTCTGGACGGTGCTGCTATGACAACCAAGCTGCTCAGCAATAGCCGCGTCAGTCAGGTTGAAGTCGAGCGTCTGGGGGTCGATGTTCTGAAACTTACCACCACCCTTGGCTGGCCCACGCTTGAGCACAGCCCTGATACCAGCAAGCTCCCGAGCGCGCCGGACGGTCTTCTCACTCGCGCCAGTCTCGGCCATGATCTCCTTGTAATGGCGATTCAGGTCGATCTTGCCCCAGTCGATAGACAGCGCATTCCTCATCTTCTCTCGGTGATCAGACATTGACCATGCCCTCCAGTTTCTTCGCGATCTCCGCCCTTGCTTCTTCGCAATCATGACCCGCGCATACACAGCAAGTCCTTTGGCTACCAGGATCAAGGTGATCGCAGTCCCAATCAGCCATTACTTCGCATCTTACTTCTTCGTGGTCGTATTCCATATTATGTCTTGTGTGTGGCTTCTTAAGCCGGGTTTGCTTTAGCGGAATCTCTTTGCGCCATGAGAACCAGTCTGGTCTCAAGCTCGCCGTTGATGAGGTCGAGCCACATCGCTTTCTTATCCTCCTTGGCATCCATCCAGGCTGATCGGAGTAGCGACAGGCGTTCGTCGCATTTGGTTATTTGGTTTTCGATTGTGTCCACATAATATCCTTACCACGCGCCTTACTAAGCCGCAAGGAAAATGTAAAAGTGTTTGCATCGGTTGACATGTGCGGACGCTCGATGAGCCGCATACGAGACAAGGCAGATGCTAACGGAATTATCGAGCGCGCTGGAAAGAGGTTTGCTTCGACGCAGAACGCTCTAGCCAAGGCGCTTGGTGTCAGCGTTAGCCATGTTAAACTGTTCCTAAAGAACCCGGACGGTCCAGGAATGACCAGCGACTCCGTGTATGACATCGAAGCATGGCGCAAGTTCTTTGACGATCAAGGTCGCGCTGGTGGCGATGAGAGCCCAGAAGACCTATTCCTCTCCAAGAAGGACAAGGAGGAGCTTGAGGTCGCCAAGCTGGAGGAGCAGGTCCGCAAGCTCAAGATCGAAAACGAAGAGTCCGAGGGAAGGATGATCTCTGCGGACGAGGCAATCAGGGTGTTCACCGAGATGACGCGCAGCTTCAAGGAGGCCCTCATGTCCATGAAGGACCGTCTCTCCTCCGATCTATCAGGACTACCGACACCCGAGGTGGCTAAGCGAATCAAGGAAGCGTCTCGCGATGTCCTGCGTCAGCTAGCACTCGGCGAATGGGCTAAAAAAAAAGCCTTTTGGTCGAAGGTATATGCGACTCAATCCGACCTGCTGAAGAACTAAGCCCGTGGGAATGGGGTGAGCGCAACGTCATCGTCCCCCTCTCTGCTGCCGGATCGAACTGGTCCTCGCGTGATGCGACATGGCTGCGGCCAATCATGGAGGACTTCGCTGACGAGAGAGTTCGCAACATCACCTGTATGTGCAGCGCTCAGTCGGCCAAGACGCTGACGGTGCTCGTGCTGCTAGCTTGGGCTATTGCGGAAGATCCCGGCCCCATCCTGTGGGTCACGAAGAACGAGGACGAGGCCAAGAAGATCGCGAAGTCGCGACTAATGCCGCTGCTTGAGCGCTGCGCACCCGTAGCCCGCAAGTTACCCCAGTCACGCCAGGCCAAGATGACCTGCGAGATCTACTTCCCAGGTGCGCCACTCGTCATTGCCAGCGCCGAGAATAAAGCCGCGCTTCAGTCCACGCCATTCCGCTACCTGTTGCTGGACGAAGTGCGCTCCTACCCTCCAGGAGCACTGGAAATGGTCTCCAAACGCACGCGGTCGTATGCCTACAACTACAAGAAGGTCATCATCTCCACGCCGGACGAGGAGGGTGACGCCATGCACCAATCTTACCTGGACGGTAATCAGTGCATCTATCACGTCCATTGCCCCGTGTGCGACTACGAGCAACCGCTGGAGTGGCGTGATCGCGAGGACGCGGGCGGAATGAAGTGGGACATCAACGCCGAGACCAAGGTGGACGGCCAGTATGTGTTCGACAAGCTGCTGGAGACGGTGCGCTGGGAGTGCTGTGCGTGTGGTCATAAGGTGCTGGACATTCAGAAGGATCGTAAACAGCTATCCAATAGCGGACGGTGGATTGCTCAGAACGACAAGGCATCGAGCGACACCAAGAGCTATCACTGGGGCGCATTACTACCCTGGTGGCCGAGCTGGAAGGAACAGGTGCGCGAGTTCCTGAAGTCCGTGCGCGCCATGCAGTGGGCAGACCACGAGCCGCTCAAGAGCTTCGTGAATGAAACCAAAGGATTGCCGTGGACGGACAGAATGCGCTACGCCAAGGAGGAGAAGTTCATCTACTCGCGTCAGCAGGACTACTCGACGGCTGAGCACTGGGACCAGGAGATCCGGCGCTTCATGACCATCGACGTGCAAGGCAAGGGCGGACGACACTTCTACTACGTCATTCGGGCATGGGGCAGGTCAGCGGTGTCGCGCCTCATCTCGTGTGGGAAATGCTTCACCATCGAGGAGCTGAAAGAGATCGCTCGCGAGAACGATGTGAAGCCGGACAATGTGATCTTCGACTCCGGCCATTTTACGACCGAGGTCTATCAATACATCATCGAGTCCGGCTATCGGTTCAAGGCATTCAAGGGTGAGGACCGCGAGTATTTCCGCCGCAAGGACGGACGCAAGATCTGGGATCAAACCGATGTCGATCCGGCGATTGGGACAGTCGGGCAAGGCAAGGTCAAAAGGATTCCTCTCTTCCTCTACAGCAAGGAAGGGTGCTTGGATCGTCTGGCCATGCTACAAAACGGACAGATGGGCGACTGGACGTTCCCCAAAGATGTGCCGGACTACTACGTGTTGCAGGCAACTGCGAACGACAGACGCGAGCGTGTGGACAAGAACGGGGTGACGCGCATGGAGTGGTATAAGAAGCGGCAGGACGACCACGTAGCGTCGTGTGAGCTGATGCAGGTTGGTGCCGCCGCCATGATGGGCTTCCTGTATGAACCCGGCGACGCAAACGCAAACGCAAAAACGCCCGACCAGGAGAGTTCCTGATCGGGCGATGGCAAGGCAAGGTTGACCGTCAACTACATGACGAAAATGAGAGCATCTTACTACCGACGCTTGAAAGAGCTTAGCGCCATGATGGATGAGCGTATAAACTCTTTTTCGATCTTATCTACTATAGCGATTGGTGCTGGAACGCATATTGCTCAAAATGCGGCTTACCACTCATTAAGGCCGAAGTAACTCAGTAACCATCGAGTGATTCGAGCGCCCCAGACTCCTGCGGCGAACGGGATGAGAAGGAGGCCAATGAGACCACAGGCGTTGGACAGATTGTATAGGATGTTTTTCATATCACCAGATGTTCTGTCGCCCCTTAACCGTCTCGATCCGATTCGCACTCACACCAGCGCAAGCCAGATGACCTTCGGCCTTGGTGACTATCTCGAACTGGTCATCCGGCAACGGAGTCACCTCGAACCAGCAGCTTAGCTCGATCAGGTTTCCAATGACCACGCGGGCATCTTCGAGGCTTTGTGCGATGAATCGTTCTTTCATGGCGTTTGTTGGTTTTTACTCACGGGCGCGTCATATCCATCATTTTTGTTCGCCATCTTTATTGTTCGCCGGACACAGAGCACTCGCCCCGTGTCCGGCGTTAGTTCACATTTTCAGGCCGTCGGCAGTCGGCTCGATCACGAGCGATGTCGGGTCTTTGCTGTGTGGGTATGGATTCGGCGTGTTTTGCGCCTTGAGGTCCATGCCCAACCACATGATCGCTTCCTCCACCTTGGTCATGGCGAGGCTGCGTTCGCGTGAGCTGCGCACGGGATGATCTGGCACACGTTCTCCGGTGTAGCCTTTGTCACTGCCTTGTTTCAGGCGTTGGAGGCATTCATCGAGGTCTTTGCGCCATTGCTTCGTCTGATACACGAAGGCTTCTTGCTGGTCTGGTGTTGGTTCCATTGTCGTTTGTCTTTCTTGGTTGCGGATGACTTCCGGTCGTCCAACGGCGAACAAGGCGTCGCTGCCAACGGGCGGCAACGTCCTGTCCAAAAATCATGTCTTATCCCGCCCGTGGCAGGACTCGGCGTTAGCCCACACCACGAAAGTCTTTCGGACTTCAAAGTCCTCTGCCTTCCATGCGTGTAGAAGATCGGGAAGTATTTTCTCGCGCCACACGGATGACGGGAGCCACGAATCAGCGTTCAGGTCGTAGATCAGACCTTCGTGCGATGCGACCCAATGCGTGCGCTGATTCCTCGCCCCCATCGGCACACCTGGACGCATCCACGATCCAAGCCCCTGAATCCAGAGGACTGACATTTGATCGAGCTTCTTGCTGCCGACCTCGTAGTGAGTGATGCCGAGCGTTTTTAGCGCCTGCTTCATGCGGGTGTCATTGACCCATATTCCAGGTCCAGGAAATGCGTGCATGATGTCTCTCACGTTTCGCGCAAGAGCAGCGGCGAGAGACGCTTGCCCACACGCAGCTTCCCCTTCTTCAGCGAGCCTGTATGCGTCGTCTGGGCAAGTGTGGGCTAACAAGCCTGCTGCTGCCAACGGCTCGGAGTTCGGTGGGGGTGTATTCATGATTTTGCGCTCGCCGTCGGCAGAGCAGGGACGTTCAGCCTAGACAGCGTGTGCTGTGCGAGTTCGTAGCCTGGGCGAGTTGGACCGATGAAAGCCCACTCACACGGCTTGAGTTTATTGCCATCGCTGTCCTCGCCGCCGTAGCATTGCACCCAGTTTGATGGGTCAGCGTAGGCTGCCAGTGCTCGAAGCGGGTCGATTGGCTTTCCGTAAATCGCCGCGTCCATCATGTCGGCGGCAGTTATTGGTTTGATGTCGGTAGTCATGGGTAAATCGGAGGCTGAACACGGCAGTGCTGGCAACGGCGGGGAGTTGCCTGTTTATGGTTTCGGATGTCCAGCGCCCGCCGTCGCCAGACTTGGAGCGTTCCCCTGCTTGCGGGGGCGTTTTGGTTTGCGAAGTGCCAGGATCGCCAATTCAGCCTCGCGTGTCACGAGTGCGCCGCCTTCGCGCTTCGCGAC